CCCCCCCCCCCGCCCTGCTGGGGGGGGCCGCTCCTGCGTTCAGGACTGGGCGGGGACCTCGGCGTCGAGCGCGGCGAGCTCGGCTCGGGCCGCGGCGATGACGCGAGCGGGAACGGTGGCCGGTGCCAGGTCCAGAAGAGTCCTGACCGCGTCCGCCCGACCGAGGACCAGTCCCTCGAACCGGGCGCTCCGCGGGAGCTCAGCGCTGACTTCCCGAGAGCTGCGCAGCTGTGCTGCCAACGCCATCAGGGCGTCCGAGTAGGCGCTCATCGGGTCACCGCCGGCTCGAAGACGAGCGGCGCGGCGGCCGCGGCGTAGACGGCGTTGTCGAGCTCGCAGAGGAGGTCGTACACGTCGTGCTGGTAGCCGGGGTGGGGGACGCCGAAGTCCCGGATGAGGGCCTCGCTCGCACGGTGCACCGCGACGAGGTCGCGCTGGATGTGCTCGGCACCGCGCTGCTCGGCCTGCTCGTCGGTCTGGAACCGACCGCAGTAGATGCAGACCTCGACCTGGTCGAGGAAGGGGAACAGCTCGGCCTCGGTGGGGGACCGGTGCGCGAGAGGGCGGACCGGGACGGTCGCGCGGGGCGCTCGGATCGGGGTGATGGTCATGACGGGGCTCCTGGTCGTCGAGATAGGTCAGGTCGCGGTGGGCACTGCCGGGTAGATTTCGGCCATGGACTGGGTCGGATGGGTCATCAGCGGAGTGGGCCTGCTCGTCGGAGGAGCGACGCTCGCGGTGACGGTGCCGTCGCTCGTGCTGTCCCGCCGAGCAGAGCGACGCGCGACGGAGCGGTCGGTCGTCGAGTGGTACGCAGGCGAGAGCGAGCCCGGGCAGGTTTGGGTGACGAACCAAGGCATCGACCCCGCGTTCGAGGTGACCGTCGACGTCTGGGACGGGCGCGACTTCGTCTCCCGCACACGGGCCACTGCGTTGTTCGGAGACGAGATAAACGCCGTGCTCCCCACCCGTCGAGCTGAGGGCCCCGAGCCCGTCGACCTGCCGACACGGATCACGCCACGGGTGCCCGACGAACCTCCTGAGGGGGTGCAGCTCCCAACGGGCCTCACCCCACCGGGGCTCCGCCAGATGAACGACGAGCAGCGCGCTCGGTGGGAGCTCCTGAAGGCCTCGCAGGACTCGGCGGACGCGATGGAAGCCCGGATGCGGGAGAAGGCAGAAGCGGAACAGGTGTCCGTTCGCGTGACCTGGCGGTCAGCGCTCGGAACCTGGTCGACGACGATGGTGGACCTCTCGTGAACGGCTGATCCCCTCGCGCCGCAGCATCCGCCGCAAGATCCATCCCTGAATGCACACCGAGACGCCGATGCAGACGATCGCGATGCCTTGGAGAAGGTCGAGCACTGAGTACCTCCGTGGTTGACGGGCAGAGCGCGCATCACGCCACCTGCTTCCGGCGAGCGCCACGCGACTCGGCCGCGTCGGCTCGGCGCGCATGGGTCCTCTCCGGGGTGTGCGAGTGCGTCCTATCGGTGGTCACTCGGGTCACGAAAAGGTCGTCGACGTCGAGATGCAGGTAGTGCGCGATGCGCAGTGCCGGATCGGTGTTCAGGGTCTTCGCCTCTCCGCTGATGAGGCGGCGCATATACGTGTGCGACCTCCAGCCGGCGGCGCGGGCGAGTTCGCGCTGCGAGACGCCGAGCTTGGTCATGCGACGTACCAGCTTGTCGCGGTCGATCAGTTCCATCCAGATCGCTCCAACGGTGGGGGTGGTGTGAACAAGGTGCACGTTATCCTCCGGGTGGTCGAGTGTCCACTGTCAGTATCTAGTAGACACCCTCTAGTGTCCATGCGCAAGCCCCGAGTGTTCGCCAGAATGTTGCCGATGCGCTGGGGTGCCGACTACCGGCACAACAATCTGAGAAACTTCTAGTGCCCACCTGGTTCCTGCGTGTCGGTGACCAGCGATTGGCGTACCTTCTCCTGCCACCCGAGGATTGCCGCCGTGAACGCACTACACCCGCTTGGTCAGCTCATCCAGTCCGTGGAGGACTCGAAGGGCTGGACGATGCGAGAGATCGCTCGGCGCGCTGAGCGGGCTCAGGTTCCGCTGTCGAACGCGTACCTGGGGAAGCTGAAGCGGCAAGGCATCCGGTCGATCACGATCGAGACCATCCACGCCCTGGCGGTCGGTCTGGATCTGCCCGAGCGGATCGTGGCCACGGCTGCGCTCGAGACCATGGGCGTTCACGACATCGGGTCAGCCGAGAGCCGGGCCGCCGTCGCGATCGCACGGGACCCTGAGCTCTCCGAACGGGACCGCAGGATCCTCCTCGCGGTCGTACGGGAGATGCAGGGTGAACAGGACGAGGAACAGCGCGCCGGCTCCGCAGCGAGCGGCAGCGACAGCATGGAAGATCCGCCTCAGCCAGATGGGGTTACCCCACGCGCCGGCGGACGCCGGCTGACGCGGGCCGACTTCGACCGCGCCGCCGACGACTCCGGGCCGTCGCTGCTCGAGGCCGACGACGCCCGCGCCGCGGCGCGCGGGGAGGAGTCCCAGGACACAGGGAGTGACGAGCCGGCATGACCTTGAATGGGGCCCCGTTCGACTGGGCGCGGGCGATCACCGAGCTGCGTTCCTCGCCCGATCAGGCGAACGATGCGCCGACCCTCGTCGGCGAGCTCGCACGGAGCGGTGCAGGCAGCGCCCCGATGCTGTTCCTCGCCGATGACGACAAGCAGTACTGGGTCAAGTTTCCCGGCAACCCGCAGGGCACGCAGACCCTGGTTGCCGAGACGATCGTCGCGGCCATCGCCCCGCTCATCGACGCGCCCACTCGAGAGACCCGTCGGCTCCGCATCCCACCCGCCCTTGTGGGTACCCCGTACGGCAAGGACCAGCCGCGTCAAGTACCGTCCGGCCTCGCGCACGGCTCCCTGCTCATCGAGAACGCCACCGAGCAGGTCGACGAGCTTCGGTTTGCTCGACGAGACGACAACGCACGTCGCATCCCCCGGCTTCTCGTCCTCTGGGACTGGGCGATGGGGACCGACGCGCAATGGCTGCACGACGATGACGCCAACAGCACGATCTGGTCGTTCGACCACGGCCTGTGGCTCGACGCCGGTCCAGGCGCATGGACCCCGGAGGGCATACGTACCGCCGCAGAGGGCGCATGGACACTGCAAGGGACGATCCCACCAGGGATCAGCGCCACGGAGTTCTATAGCGCGGCGACCGCCCTCGAGGCCGTAGCGCCTGAACAGATAGCAGCAGCCGTGGCGAACGTCCCTCCCGAATGGAAGCCCGACAATGGACTCCTCGGCGCACTCGGTGAGACCCTGTACGCACGCCGTCGCGGCGCCGCCGCACGGGCCCGAGCACTCGGCACAAGCATCACGAAGGGAGGCCGGGCATGACCTACCACTACTGGACCATCCGCTGGGTCCCCGACGTCGTCCGCGGCGAGTTCGTGAACCTCGGCGTGCTCGTCGGCGACGACGAACGCCAGGACTGGGCGCTCGACTTCGTTGAAGACTTCGGACGTGCGAACAGCCTCGGCGGCGACGCTGCACGGGCCGCAAGCTTCCTCCGTTCCCTCAGGAACCGAGTCGACTCAGCCCTCCTCCCTGACGTCGAGGCGTGGGGGCAGCGACCCCTCAACTTTGCCGACGTGGAGCGGCTACGAGCGCACCAGTCCAACGCCGTGCAGCTCGCAGCCCCGCGACGCCTGGCCGTCGACAGCGCCGCCCAGGGCCTCCAGATCATCTACCCGCTGATGGTCGAGGAACGCGCACGGCGGACGCGAGACACGACGAGGACGCGACTCGTGAATGCCCTCGAGAACGACCTGCTCATGGGCACGCACCCCGACCTGGTCACACGCCGCCGGACGCAAGCGCGGGCGGACGGCCAGCGCGGCTCCTTTGACCTCGTCGCCCAGACCCCGGGCCACCTCCAACTCGCCCATGCCTGGTCGTTCACCACCTCGAACGTCGAGTACACCGCGGAGAAGCACCAAGCCTGGGCCTGGTTCGTTCGGATGCTCCGCCACGAGGGCGGAGAACTCCAGACCCGAGACAACGCCGTCATCCGAGTCGTCGCGGACGCGCCACTACTCGTGATCCACGACAGGCCGAAGACCAACGCGCAGCGCGAGGTGTTCGAGAGCGCCCGGGTCTCGTGGGAGGCGCTCGACATTCGTGCGTTCGAGGACGTCGAGATGCGCGACGCGGTCGGCATGATGCGACAGGAACTCGCCTTAGCTGGCTGACCTGTCGGTCGTTCGCCCTATGGTCCAGTGCCATGCGCGAGTCCCCGGCACCGGCCCCGATCTACCACCCGTGGCGGGTCCTCGGCCGGCACTGGCCGCACGTCGAGGTCGAGCACACCGATGAACTCCCGCCCGGGCGCCGAGCGGACACCAACGGGATCGACGAGATCCGGATGCGGCGCCGCCTGCTCCAGGTCGAGCGGCGCTGCTCCCTCACCCACGAGCTGATCCACCTCGAGCACGGCCACACCGGCCGGTGCGCCCCCGCGCACGAGGCCGAGGTCGACCGCGAGGCCGCGCGGCGACTCATCCCATGGCCGCGCCTGCTCGCCGCCGTGCGCTGGGCCCGCTCCGAGGAGGAGCTGGCCGACGAGCTCTGGGTGACCGTCCGGGTCCTCCGCGCCCGGGTCGCCGCGCTCCACGCCGACGAGCTGATGCAGATCGCCCGCGCCGCCCACGACGTCCACCACTCCCTGCCCTGGAGCGAGACCCAATGACCCCCGACCCTCGCCCCGCCGAGCAGCTCGAGCTCAGCCTCGACCTCCGCGAGCCCGTCCCGGCACCGTGGTGGGCCGAGCTGCTCGAGCACGAGACCCAGGGCGATCAGGACACCGGGTGGTGGGGCGCGTGAGCGACTCCACGTCCAGGGAGGTCACGGAAGGACTACGGCCCCCGTTCGGCCGTCCAGAATCTGCCTACGATCCAACCATCAACCACCCCATTCGAAGGAGCACCACGACCATGAACCGCACCGCCCGAGCCGCCGCACTCGCCGCGGCCGCCACCCTGCTGCTCGCCGCATGCGGCGGTGGCTCCGAGCCAACCGATGCCGGCGCCGAGGCCAGCGCTGAGCAGACGACCGACGAGTCGGACTCCTGGCCGATCGTTGAAGACGAGGACGGCAACGTCGTCGAGAACCCCGAGGACGAGCCGGTGAGCGACGAGGGAGGGGTGGAAGACCTGGCCGACGTGGCCGAGTTCGACGGCGAAGAGGTCTCCCTCGACCTCGACGCCCTCATGGACTCGAAGATGTCCACTGCTTCGACCTACTACCTCGAGGGTCTCACCGGGGTGAAGGCAATGGCGGAGATCGGGGTGGAGGGGCCGGAGAAGATGGAGGAGATGCGCGAGCTCGTCGGCGCCGAGCCCGTCACCTACATCCGCCTCGACGTGGACAACCGCGAGGGCACCGACGAGATCAGCATGTACGAGTGGTTCATGTACGACGCGGAGGGCAACGAGTACGCCTTCCAGAACCTCAACTACCAGGCCGTCGAGTGGGACGAGATCCTCGACGACGGCTCCGACGCCGACATCGCAGCCAACGACCTCGCATGGGAGATCGAGGACGACTCCGCGAACCCGGGCGAGCGCAACGAGCAGTGGCTCGTCGGGCCCGGCAACCTCCCCGACGAGGTCTCCGTGATGTCCGCCAAGTCGAGCTCGTTCACCGACGAGTTCACTCCGCTGCCGGTCCGCTGACCGACCAACCGCACGACCACGGCCCTCCGCGCGCCCCACGGCGCCGGAGGGCCGCGCCCTACGCTCCCCACCCCGGCGAGCGCAACGGCGTGCAGTAGCGATGCCGGGGGAGGAGAGCGTGATGGTGAAGAGGGGGCGGCGGGAGCGCGCCGCAGTGTACGTCCGCCAGAGTACGTACCGCGAGGAGAGCATCAGCCTCGAGCTGCAGGAGACCGCGTGCCGGGAGTACGCGGACCGGTGCGGGTACGAGGTCGTCGCGCTCGAAACGGACCCCGGCGTCAGCGGGCGGACGTTCGCGCGCCCCGGGGTGCAGGCCGTGATGTCGATGGTGGAGTCCGGCGACGTCGACGTGATCCTGCTGTGGAAGTGGTCGCGGCTGTCGAGGAACCGGCTCGACTGGTATCTCGCGGCCGACCGGGCGCAGCAGGCCGGTGGACGGATCGAGTCGTCCACGGAGCCGATCGACACCTCGACGTCGATCGGGCGGCTCGCGCGCGGGATGATGATCGAGATCGCTGCGTTCGAGTCCGAGCGTGCGGGTGACCAGTGGAAGGAAGCGCAGTCGCGGCGCGTGCGCCGGGGTCTCCCGCACGACGGCAAGCCGCGGTTCGGGTACGAGTACGACCCGGAGGGGAAGATTTTCCGGCCCGATCCCGTGACGGGGCCGGTCCTCGCCGGGCTCTACAGGCGCTTCACCGCGGGGGAGACGATGTACTCGCTGTGCGTGTGGCTGAACGCGCAGGGCATCCCGACTGCGACGGGCAGCAACGTCTGGACCGCCGCGAACCTCCGCCAGATCATGGATCGGCAGTTTGCGGTCGGGAGGGTGTATCACCAGGGCGTGTGGCATCCCGGTGCGCACGAGCCCCTGATCACCGAGGCCGAGTACGCGGCCTACCGGCAAGCTCGGAAGACCCGGGCGGCAGCCCCGCGGAGGGAGGCGTCGGACTACCTCCTCGCCGGGCTCGTGCGCTGCGGCGTGTGCGGACGGGCTCTCACCGGCGCATCGGCGCGCGGTCGCTGGTTCTACTACCGATGCTTCGCCTCGAGGTTCACCGGCAGGCACAGCTACGCCCAGGTGCCCACGAAGACCGTCGAGGACGCCGTCTACGACAAGCTCGTCGAGACCGCCGCGGACATCGAGACCACCGCGATCCCCGAGACGCGCCCCGTGGCTGCGGACACCGCGGCGCTGAAGCGCACGATCCAGCAGCACAAGACGTCGCTCGGCCGCCTCGCCGTGCAGCTCGCCGAGGACGTCATCAGCGCCGACGCCTACGCCGCCGCCGCACCCGCGCTCGAGCAGAAGCTCGCCCTCGCCCGCGAGGCACTCGAAGCCGCGGCCGCCGAGACCGTCGTCCCCCCGATGCACGACGCCGTCGTCAGCCTCGTCACCGACTGGGACATCCTCCCCACCGCGCACCGGCGAGCGCTCCTCGCCCGCGCCGTCCAGAGCGTGACCGTCGACTTCAACGACGAGAAGCGAGTCGACGTCACCATGCGAGCCCGCACCTGACCCGAGTACGTGTTGGCGAACCCTCACGACGCTGATGGGGAACGTCACCGGCGACCCCACCGAGCACCGGCAGGACGACGGATCCACGACCGTGAAGCTGAGGATCGCGGTCACGGGGCGCTACTTCAACACCGCCTCGCAGGACTTCAGCGACCGAAGGACGGAGTTCATCACGGTCTTCGCACGGAAGAGCCAGGGGCAGAACGTCCTGCGCTCGGTCCGCAAGGGCCAGCCGCTGGTGGTCACGGGCCGGCTGAACACCTCGGAGTGGACGGGGGAGGACGGAGTCGCTCGCTTCTCGCTGAACCTGCAGGCCGAGTCCATCGGCCAAGAACTCACGTTCGGCACGTCCGTGTTA